CCGTCGTCTTCCACGCCTACGGCTACGTGGACTTCGTCGACCACCTGAAGCGAGGCCAGGAGAAGCAGGCTCGCACCTGGGCCGACGCGAACGGCATGGTCATCGAGCCCGCGAACGAGGTGGCCGCATGAACGCCGAGACGTTCAACTCCCGCTACCCGGTCGGCACTCCGGTGTTCGCCTACCCGGGCTTCCGGCCGGAGGACGACCCGACGGCACCCCGTCTGGTCACCCGCACTCGGACCGCGGCTCAGCAGTCGGCCAGTGGTCACGACGTCGTCTGGGTTGAGGGCGAAGGCGCCTACATCTCCCTCACCCACGTCGACCCGGTGTCGATGGAGGAGTGGGAGAAGGCGCGGACGGAAGAGGCGGTCCGTGAGCTGGGCGCCCTGCCGATGCCGATCGGGGACGTGTCATGACCTTCACCCCGAAGCGCTTCCAGACCCCGCTGCCGCCCATCACCCGCGCCGACGTGCCGCTGTCGACGCTGGCCGCCGACATGAAGCAGCTGGTCGCCCGACAGCGGGCCTGCCAGACGCTGACCGACGCCGCCGAGCACACCCACTCCCCGTCGGACCGTATCGCCTACGAGCTGGACGCCTGGCTGGTCACCCACCCCGACGCGAAGGTCACCCAGCTCGCCGACTACCCGGCCTGGGCTGCCGAGATGGTCGCCCGCGAAACCGCCAACCGTGCCGCCCGCAACGCCCTCAGGGGGATCCTGTGAACGAGCTCGACATGGACCCGGGCCTGGCGGCGGTCGTCGCCTACGTCCGCGAAGTCCACGCCCCGATCTCCCAGGCGATCACCGAGGGCGCGCCCGTCACCGGCACGGACTGCGCGTTCCTGTCCGGCGCTGTGGACGCCCTGCTCGGCGCGATCGACGCCCGTCTCCCGCAGCCCGTCGAGCCGGCCGTGGCCCTGAAGGCGGTGGCGTGATGGCCGCCGTCATCGACCTCCGCGCCCTCCCCGACAAGGGCCTCGTCGTCCCCGGCATCGCGGCCTGGCTCGGCTACCCGCCCGTCGAGGACGACGAGCCGGAGGAGAGCTACGAGGCCCTGTGTGCCCGACTCAGCCGGGAGCCGGCCCCGTGACCGCCCCGCTCCCGTCGCCGGCCGTGCGCTTCACCGCCGCCCTCTACCTCCTCTACATCCGCCGCCTCTCTGCCGCCATTGCCGACCGGCAGGACGAGCTCGCCGCACTCATCGCGCAGCAGCAATGCATGAAGGGACCGTCGTGAGCATCGCCAACCTGATCCCCGCACTGAAGGGCAGCGGCAGCCGTCGCGCCGTCGACGAGGTGGAACGCCTCCGCGAGGACAACATCCGGCTCCTCAACCGGCAGGCCGCCGCCGCCGACTACTTCGCCCTCCTCATGCACGACCGAGGCGACGTGTACGCGGCCTGGGAGTTCGCGGAGCAGGCCCGCCAGGAGGCGGAGATGGCCGCCGCCTGCATGCAGTCCGAGTGCGAAGAGTGGAAAGCCGAAGCGCTCGCCCTCCGCGCCCGGTTCGGCCCGCAGATCGCCGCCGAAGCCAACGCCAACCGGGTCGACGTCCCGCCGATGGTCCGCGACACCGACGACCCGGCCGACCAGGCGACCACGCCGATCGACGTCCGCCCCCTGTGGGTGGCGCTCGGCATCGGACCGACCGTCGCCGTCATCGACCCCGGCCATGTCCCGGCGGTATCCGCGGTCGACGAGCCCGCCGCCCCCTGATCGTCCGGCCGGGCGGTGAACCGTCCCGCCCGGCCGGCGCCCAACGCAAGAACCCCCGAGCGCTAGAGACGCCCGGGGATCCGACACCACGATCCCACAGGGAGATGACCTTGTCCGTCACCATCAACGCCCACCAGCTGAAGCTCCTCATCGACAAGACCGTCGAGCACATCGGCTACGAGGACCTGGAGCCGCTGCACGGCATCCGCCTCGACGTCGACTCCCAGTACCTGTACACGGTCGCCACCGACCGGTTCACGGTCGCCGCCGCCCGCTACCGGCTGGACGACGGCGACCAGAACCAGGAGCCGTGGGCGCGCCTCATCCCGGCCAGCCAGCTGCGCACCGTCCGCGAGTGGATCGACACGATGAAGGGCGCCGAGTACATCACCATCGGCACCGCCAAGAACCGCCTCGTCTTCGACGGCCCGCTCGCCGACCTCACCATCACCGTCGACCCGAGCCTGGAATTCCCGGACTGGCGGGGACTGCTCCGCGGCATTGCCGCCCAGACCGTCGACGGCGAACCGTTCCCCGCCCTTAACTCCGCCTTCCTGAACCGTTGGTCGGCGGCCGGCCAGAGTCTCCGCACCCGGGTCACCGCCGACCGGAAGGCAGTCCTGTTCTTCGGCGAAGACTTCATCGGCGCGCAGATGCCGTCCAACGGCGGCAGCATCGGCCCGGTCAAGGAGCAGACGTTCGAGTCCGCGCACAGCCTGTGGCTGTGGACCCTCGCCGCGGGCGGCACCGACGTCGACATGGCCAGCCTGCCGCAGCCTGAGCGCTCCGGCTACGAAGCACCGAAGAGCGTCGAGGACACCGGCGAGACACTCCTGCGGGAAGTCCTCCGGTCCACGAGCGACGTCACCGACACCGACTACGACACCGACCGTGAACTGTGGCACGCACACATCCGCATCGCCGTCGCGAACTGGATGGCCTACCGCTACCTCGACGCCCTCCGCAACGTCGACCCGCGGGAGGCGCAGGGCGTCGCTGCGGACGTCGCTGAGCAGCTCGACTCCGGCGAGATCGGCGAGTGGGCGTGGTGCGCTGCCGAGGAGGCTGGCCACAAGCCCCAGCAGTGGCAGGACGAGTACGAGAAGGCTGTCGCTGAGCAGAACGCGAAGACGGCGCCAGCCTGGGCGGAGCGCCTCGCTCTCTCCCTGAACGCCGCACGCCTGGCCGACGTCGGCTTCCGGGTCGAGTCGAACTCGCACGTCGCCTTCGACGAGTCGACCGGCCAGTGGACGGCGGTCAAGCCGCAGCCGGCCGAGACGACCACCTGATCCACAACCTCACAGCCGGTCGCGTCGAGTCCCCCCAACTCCGCGGCCACCCAGGGCCGCCGCTCGCGGCACACCCCCCGTCCGCGGGCGGCGGCCCCCATCCACTGCACCCCGAAACGAGACCTCATGTACCTCACCCGCACCTTCGGACGCTGGCAGCTGGAGCTGTACCAGCGGGCGATCCACCTGACCCGACAGCCGGACCCGAGCTGCCTGGAGTGTCGCGGCGACCTGGGCGGCTGGCCGCTCGGCAACCGAGACGACTGGTCGGACTGCGCCTGCATCGACCAGCTCCGCACCTGGCGCCTGCCGCTCTGGCCCAGCCGGGCCGACACCCGAGAGGACGTGCCGTTTTGAGCCCCCTCGCCTGCCGCGTCTGCCGCGGCACCGACGGCCCGTTCCTCCCCGACGGCCGCTGCGAAGACTGCGCCGACACCAGCAAGGACAGCGAATGACCACCACCGACGAGCTCGAAGCCCGCATCGAGCGCCTGGAGATGGACCTCGACGAGGCCAGCGACAAGCTCCGCGAGGTCACCGAAGAGCGCGACGAGCTGAAGCGGCGGCACGACGCACTCGAAGAGAAGGTCGACGCCGCCAAGGACCTGGTCGACGAGCTGGCGCGGGGGTTGAACCGATGAACGCCGCGCTGGAGGTCGAGGCGCCGGCCGAGGTCCAGCCCGGGCTGTACGACATCGACGCCGAGCTCTACCACCAGGACCCGATCCCCGGCGGCAGCCTCTCCTCCAGTGGTGCCCGCAAGCTCGTCGCCGAGTGCCCGGCCAAGTTCAAGCACTGGCTCGACAACCGGGAGCCGCCGAAGAAGGCCCTCGAACTCGGCACCGCAGCCCACAAGCTCGTCCTCGACGACGGCCCCGAACTCGTCCTCGTCGACGCCGAGAAGTGGAACACCAACGCCATCAAGGCCGAGGTCGCCGCGATCCGCGAAGCCGGGAACATCCCGCTCAAGCGCGCCGAGTTGGGCCAGGTCAACGCCATGGCCGCCGCCCTGCGCGCCGACCCCGAAGCCGCCGCGCTCCTGGAGCCCGGCTCCGGTACGGCCGAGCAGTCCGCGTTCTGGGAAGACGGCGGCGTCTGGCGGCGGGCCCGCTTCGACTGGCTGCGCCACGACGGCCAGATCGTCGACTACAAGACCGCCCGATCCTGCCGCCGCGAAGACCTCGAACGCACCTTCAACGAACACGGCTACATGCAGCAGCAGGAGTGGTACCTCGACGCCGGCATCGCCCTCGACGTAGCCGACCCCGAGCGGCCCTTCCAGTTCGTGTTGCAGGAGAAGGACCCGCCCTACCTGGTCGTCGTCACCACCTGCGACCCGATGGCCCGCGAGATCGGCCGCCACCTCAACACGGTCGCCCTCAACGCCTACGCCATCTGCAGCCAGTCCGGCGAATGGCCCGGCTACCTACCCAACCCGATGACCGCGCTGCCCTCTTGGGTCGAGCGCCAGTACGCCTAGGAGACACCGCATGTCCCAGCTTCCGCCGCCCGTCCGCACCGCCCGTCAGGCGGCCCCGCAGACCGACGAGTACGACGACGGGCCGTTCACCTTCCGACCCGCCACCAAGGACGGCTTCAACGCCACCGTCGCCATCCAGGGCCCGTCCGGCTCCGGCAAGACGTGGACCGGGCTGTCCATCGCCAGCGGGCTCGCCGAAGGGCAGCGCTTCGCCGTCATCGACACGGAGCGCGGTGCTGCCGCCCTCTACGTCAACGATCTCGACGTCTCCTTCGACACCCTGCCGATGCACCGGTACGACCCGCGCGACCTGCAGAAGGCACTGGCCGCCGCAGCACAGGCCCGCTACCCGGTCGTGATGGTCGACTCCCTCAGCCACTACTGGAAGGGCACCGACGGCACGCTTGACCAGGTCGAGAAGGCCAAGTCCAAGTACGGCGGCAACAAGTTCGCCGGCTGGAAGGACGGCACTCCGATCCAGAACGAAATGATCGAGGCGCTCATGGCCTACCCGGGCCACGTCGTCGTGACGATGCGGTCTTACGTGCACTGGGTGCTGGAGAACGGCGCCCCGGTTAACAAGGGGATGCGCGCCGAGCAGCGCAAGGGCATCGAGTTCGAGTTCGGTGTCGCCGCCGAGATGGACGACGCGAACCGCCTCCGGTTCATCAAGTCCCGCTGCCCCTCCTTCAGGGGGCTCGTCCTCAACCAGCCCAACGGGGCGCGCGACATCGCCAAGCCGTACCTGGACTGGCTGCGCGACGGCGGCAAGGAGATCGACGCCACCGTCTGGATCGACGCCGCGGGCAGTCCCGAGGCGACCCCGGACAGCCTGCTCGCCCTCTACCGCGAGGTCGAAGCGTCCAGCGCGCTCGCCACCCCGCTGATGCACCCGCAGACCGGCCAGCCCACCAGCCTCGGCGCCTACATCAAGGAGCGCGGCCTCGCGCTCAAGAACGCCCAGCAGTAGCCCACCCCGTTCGGTGGCCGGCCGTACCCGAAATACGGCCGGTCGCCACCAGACAGGAGACCACGAGATGACCAGCACCCCCAAGACCGGCCGCTGCCAGCACTGCCTCCAGATCCGCCCGTTGTTCGAGCACGAGGGTGAGCTGCAGTTCTGGGGCTACGACCCGGGCGACCTCGCCTGGCTGTGCGCCCGCGACCACAGCGCCCGCGAGATCGCCATCGAGAACGACCGCGCCTTCCGCATCCACTCCATCCAGCCGTTCGCCAACAAGCAGGCCGAGGAGGCAGGCCGATGACCGCGCCTACCCCGGTCGAGGGCAAGTGCGGTCGCTGCCTCCAGACCCGCCCGCTCTTCCCCCGCAAGCCCGACCACGACTGCATCGACGCCCTCGGCCGCGTCGACCTGATCGAGGCCGCCCGCCTGATCGCCGAGATCGAGGACCAGGGCGACCACTGGTGCACCCGCCGCATCGAAGGCCTGCCGCCCATCCAGCTGTGCGTCCGCTGCCACGACGCCGACGCCGCCGAGGAAGCCGCACACGTGAAGGAGCACCAACTGTGACCCGTCGTCTGTCTGTTGCCGAGCGGCTCGCGTCCACAGAGAAGGACGCCCTCCTCGACGACATCGCCAAGCACTCCGAATGGGACCGGTTCCTCGTCGAGCAGGCCGTCCTGCACTTCGGCGAGAAGCACGCCACCTTCTCCTGCAACCTGCTCCGCGAAGTCCTGCCCGACCTCGGGCCGGGTCTCCTCGGCGCCGTCATCAACAGCCTCCGCACCGCAGGGATCATCGCCCACACCGGGCAGATGGTGCCGTCCACGCAAACCAACACCCACGGGCATCGCATCGCCGTCTGGACCCTGACCGCCAAGGGCCGGCAGATCGCCGCCAAGCGCCGTGCCGCCCGTCAGCAGCAGGCGGAGGCCGCGTGATGGAGCGCCTGCAGCACATCCCTCTCGTCTGGCTGTACCTCGCCGTCGTTGCTGCGGGAGCCGTCGGTGGCGGCTTGTACGCGGCCGTCACCCTCGTCGCCGAGTGGTTCACCGGGAGGCGGACGTGAGCCCCGACCAGGTCGACGGCTACCGCACCGCCGGCGAACGCCTCGGCCCGACCGCCGAATGGTTCATCAACTTGGTCGCCACCTACGGGCTGCCGACCGTGATCGCCGTCGGGACCGTCGCCATCCTCGCCGCCTGCTGCCTGACCGGGCTGCTCTGGCACCTCGCCGACTGCCGACGCGAACGACGCGCGGAACGCCGCCAGGAGCAGGACGACCTCAAGACCTGCAACGCCATCTGGAACATCCCCGCCCAGCGCCGAGAGGAGAAGCCGTGACCACCGTCGTCCGTGAAGCCCCCCACCACCGCAGCCTCACCTGCTACACCGACTTCAACTGCCGACGCGACGAGTGCGTCCAGCGCTACAACGACTGGGACCGCGACCGCCGGACACGCCAAGCGCAGGGGACCTGGGACAACCTCGTCGACGCCACTCCAGTCCGGGACCACATCCTCAGCCTGGAGAAAGCAGGAATCCTCCCGAACAGGATCGCGAAAGCGGCAGGCGTTCCACTCCAGTCCGTCCGCGACTTCACCAACCCCCGGGCCCGCAGCCGCCGATACCGCACCGCACCCGACACCGCGGCACGGATCCTGGCCGTCACCGCGGACGACGCCACACCGTTGTACGTCGACCCGACCGCCACCCACCGCCGCATCCAGGCCCTCCTCGCCGCTGGCTGGCCGCTCATCCACATCGACCGGCGACTCGGCTACAAGCGAGAACGCATGCGGAAGATCCTCGCGGAGAAGGTCGTCCTCGGGTCCACCGAGCAACTCATCGCCGTCACCTACGAGGAGCTCGGGACCCTGAAGCCGGAAAGGAACGGCGTCCCCAAGAAGTACGCGCAGCAGGCCCGCAGGCGTGCAGCAGCCGAACGTTGGCCCACCCCCGCGTACTGGGCCCAGTACCCGGACGTCATCGACGACCCGCACTTCGAGCCCATGTATGGCCTCACCCGGCGCCTCATCGTCGCCCAAGACGCCCACTGGCTGATGACCGAGGGCGGACTCGACCGGGTCACCGCCGCCGAACGCCTCGGCATCCACAAGTCCTACCTCGACCACGCCCTCCGGGAGTTCCCGGAGTACTCCCTGGAGACCGCCGCATGAGCACCCGATCACCGAAGCAGAAGGCCCGCACCGCCACGCACCGGCCGGCCCTCAAGCGCCGCCGTTTCCGCCACGACGAGTACACCGCGGTCGACCTGTTCTCCGGCTTCGGCGGACTCACCGAGGGGATCAGGCGCGCCGGGTTCACGACGATCATGGCGGCGAACCACAACGAGTACAAGGTCCAGGTCCACGAGGCGAACCATTCCTACGCCGAGCACTGGATTGCCGACCTGGTCGACCCCGAGGCCGCCGACTACCACTCCGCCCGTGACCTCCCCGCGGCCGACATCCTGGTTGCCGGCGTGAGCTGCGTGAACCACTCGCAGGCGAACACGCTCAAGGCGTACCTGACGGGTGGGACCCTGTTCGACCTGGACGACCCCGACTACGAGGCGCGGGTCACCAAGTCCGAGCGAGACCGGGCCACCGCCAACTGTGTCCTGCACTACGCGCAGAAGCACCGGCCGCGCATGATCCTCGTGGAGTGCACGACCGAGTTGCAGTCGTGGGGTCCGCTCCTGCCTGGCAGCAAGAAGGTCGGCGACGGTTCGACGTACCGGTGGTGGCTGAAGCAGTTCGACCTGATCGACTACAACCACACGGTGCTGTTCCTGAACTCTCAGTTCTTCGGGGTGCCGCAGTCACGGAACCGCGGCTACTGGGTGTTCGTGCACAAGTCGCTGCCGATGCCGGACCTGGAGCACCGTCCGGCGTCGCGCTGCCACCGCTGCGACAAGGACGTCGAGGCGGTGTGGACGTGGAGGACCGGGATCCCGCCGACCGGGAAGGTCGCCTACGGCGAGCAGTACGAGTACCGCTGCCCGTCGTGCCGTACCCGCGTCGAGCCTCCGGCCACCCCGTCCATCGCCGCGCTCGACCTCACGGATCTCGGCACCCGCATCGGCGACCGGCCCGTCAAGACGTTCAAGGACGGCCACCGCGGCCCATTCGCCGCATCCACGACCGCCCGTATCGACCGGTGCCGCAAAAAGTTCGCCGACTTCCCCGCGATTCTCATGCCGGCCAAGGGCGTACACGGATCCGAACGGCTGCTGCTGCAGCCACTGGCCACGCAGACCAGCCAGCAGGAGGCAGCTCTCCTGTCGACCGGGCACGGCCTGTGGGACGAGTCGGCGCTCGCACTCGCCGTCGACAACTATCAAGGCGCGCCCCGCGGCCTAGGCGAGCCGCTGCCCACCCAGCTCGCCTCAGAGACCCTCGCTGTCGTCTCCTCCGGCGTCATCCCGTACCGCAAGAACACCGTGCCCGCCGTGTACAGCGAGCCGATGTCCACGTTCACCGCCGAGCAGATCCCCGGACTGCTCACCGCAGCCGGCTGGTTCAAGCAGAACGGCTCCACGGGCAACGAGACCGCCGCCCACCCAGTGACCGATCCGCTCGGCACGCTCACCGCCCGCGACACGACGGCGCTCCTCACCGCGAACTGGGGTCCCGCACTGTCACAGGTGCCGTTCGACGAGTGCTTCTACCGAATGATGGCCGCCCACGAGATCGGCCGCGGCTGCGGCTTCGACGTGGACTTCCGCGACTACTCCGGGACCTTCCGCGTGTGGGGCACCGCGCGCGACCAAGTCGACGGATTCGGGAACGCCGTCAGCCCGCAGGTTGGCACCTGGATCGGCGAACGACTCCGCGCCGTCCTCCACAGCCACCAAGACCGCGGCCCCGAGCTCGCCGCAGCCGCCTAACCCGGACATGACGAAGCCCCGCCGGAAGGCGGGCCACATCAGCACCCCGCCGAAAGAGAGTTCTCATGCCCAGCAGGTTCGAGTTCGAGCGAGCAGTTAAGGCGAGCAGCCTGCCGCCGCTGTCGCGCTTGCTGGCGCTGACGATCGCGACGTTCGCCAACTCGGAGACCGGCGTGATCCCGGCCCGCTATCAGCCGTCCTTGTCAACGCTTCTGGCCGCAACGGGGATGTCGAAGGGTTCGCTCCTCGCTCACCGGAAGACGCTCGACGAGGGGAAGTGGGTCACCTTCACGTCCCCGAGCCTGGAAGACCAGGTTCGCAAGAAGGCCCGGAATGTCTACAGATTGCATGTTCCGGCTGGGTCAACTGCTGACCTAGCTACTGGGTCACCTGATGACCTAGACGAAACGGACACTGGGTCAGCTCCCGACCCAGAGCTAGGTCAGCAGATGAACCAAGTTGGGTCAGCAGCTGACCACAAGAGTTCCTCTACCACTACAGCTAGCCAGCCCGACGGACCCCGCATCGCCGTCAACTGTCAGCCGCTCGTCACCGCCATGCAGCAAGCAGGGATCCACGTCTCCTGGGAGCTCTCCGCCAACGAGTGGCTCCAGATCGAAGCAATCATCCGGCGCATCCCCGTCGACCTCCTCGTCGCCGACGCAGTCGAGGCCTGGCACCGCGCCCGCAGCACACCGCGGCTCGCCCGCTACTTCCTTCCCGGCTGGCGCGGAATCCCCGCTGTCCCCGAAGGCGCACCCCGCCAGCCCGCCAAGCCCGTTCGCCACCTCCGGCCCGTCGCCGGACAGAGCCCTGAAGACAGGGGGATCTTCTAAGTGACCACCGATCTCGAGCCCGACTTCGCGGACATCCCGCTCGAGCGCGTCCCGCCGCAGGACTTCGAAGCCGAACAGGGAGCCCTCGGCGCCTGCCTGCTCTCCAAGAAGGCGCTCGGCGAAATCCGGGACGCCGTCGAAGTCGCCGCCTTCTACCAGGCGCGCCACCAGGTGATCTTCGCCGCGATCCTCCACATGGACTCGCGAGGCCTGTCCGTCGACCAGATCACCCTCGGCAAGTACCTCGCCGACACCGGCGATCTCCTCCGCGTCGGGGGAGCCGCATACCTGTACGAGCTCGTCCGCGCCGTGCCCACGGCCGCCAACGGCGAGTACTACGCCGAGATCGTCCAGGACCGAGGCCTCCGCCGCTCCCTCATCGAACTCGGCACCCGCACCGCCCAGGCCGGCTACGGCACCACCGGCGAGACGAGCGAACTCATCGAGCGCGTCGTCGCCGAGTCTCGAGACCTCCGCGACCGCGGCATGGCCTCCGAAGACCTGCCCGTCGAAGACATCCTCGACTTCGTCCAGCACGAAGACACCTACGACTGGGTGGTGCCCGGCCTCCTCGAGCGGCAGGACCGCCTGATCCTCACGGCCAGCGAGGGCGGCGGCAAGTCGACGCTGCTCCGTCAGATGTCCGTCACCCTCGCCGCCGGTATCCATCCCTTCCGCACCTGGGAGACCATCGACCCGGTCAAGGTGCTCACCCTCGACTGCGAGAACGGTGAGGCCGCCTCCCGCCGCAAGTTCCGCCCCCTGCTCGCTGCCGCCGAACACCTCGAGCAGCCGGTGCGCCGAGGACAGTTTCACATCGAGTGCCGCCCCTCCGGCCTTGACCTGACCCGGCCCGCAGACCGGGCGTGGACGATGCGCCGCGTCGAGAAGATCAAGCCCGACGTGCTGATCATCGGCCCCGTGTACCGGCTCCACGCCGGCAACCCCAACGACGAAGAACTCGCCCGCAAGGTCTCCGTCGTCATCGACGAAGCTCGAGCGACCGCCGGCTGCACGGTCCTCATGGAAGCCCACGCCCCCCACGGCAACAACATGGGCCCGCGCTCCCTGCGCCCCCTCGGCTCGAGCCTGTGGATGCGCTGGCCCGAGTTCGGCTTCGGGCTTCGCCCCGTCGAGGACGAGAAGTCCGCACAGAACGTCGAAGGCGCTCGAGGACGGCGTGTCGTCCCGTGGCGCGGAAGCCGCGACGAACGCGACTGGCCGCAATTCGTCAAGCAGGGCGAGCGCTGGCCCTGGATCTCCTACAAGCCCATCGATGCCGACCAGTTCAGCGGCTACTCCGAGACAGGAGCCATCTGGTGACCGACCCCAACCCGCTCTACGGCGACGCCTGTGAGGCGTGCCCCACCTACGACGTCCTTCCGGAGTCCGCGCTCCGTGACGGCGTCGAGGGAATCATCGCTGGCTACCGCTGTCCCAACTGCCGATCCACCTGGACGTGCGGCTGGCAGATCGTCCCCGGCCGGGCCATACCGCCCGAGCCGGCCGCGGACCAGAACCTGTTCGACCGGCACCTCACCGCGCAGTTGCACGAGCAGGCCGCCATCGCCCGCGCCCGCAAGCACCTCAGCCGGAACGGCGACGCCTGACACCCGCCCGTTGACCCGCGCCCACCCCCCGCCGCCTGACCCCCGTCCCGCCACCCCCCACCACCCACCCACCCCGACACACCGAAAGACGCAGGTCACACCATGACCACCACCGCCCGAACCCACACCCCCGACGTGATCACCTACGACGAGCACGGCCTCAAGTCCACCCGCATCACCACCAAGCGCGCCTGCAACGGCTGCGGCCAACTCCTCGGCGACATCGACGGCCGAGACGTCGACCAGCACGGCAACCTCACCGACGTCCGCACCGAATGCGAGCACTGCGCCCCGCTCGTCGAGCTGGAAGCCGCGGGCTGCAAGACATGGCAGCTCACCCCCCGCAACATCGCCTGGATCGATGACCTCGTCGACCACGACGGCCACTACGCCAAGGGCTACTTCGAATCCGTCGACGGCAAGACCACCTGCGTCGGCCTCCGGATCGGCAGCGGAGAGAGCCGCATCGTCGCCCGCTACGGCGACCACCTCGTCCGCCGACCCGACGGCACCTGGACCGTCCACGAGACCCCGCAGCCCGCTGTCTGACCGTCTGCCGCGGCTACCCGGACACGGGACACCCGACAGACCCCGCCCGCACCCCAACCCGCCGACCAACACGGAGACGACCATGACCAGCCCACCCCCGTACTACCGCGACGAGCAGGTGACCCTCCTCCTCGGCGACGCCCTGGAGCAGCTCCGAACCCTGCCCGACGGCTCCGTCGACTGCATCGTGACCAGCCCGCCGTACTACAAGGCCCGCGACTACGGGGTGGCAGGCCAGTACGGGCAGGAGCCCACAGCTCGCGCGTTCGTTGAGCAGCTGGTCGCCGTGTTCGCCGAGGCGCGGCGGGTCCTCAAGGACTCGGGCACGTGCTGGATCAACATCGACGAGTCGTACCGCAACAAGGCGGCACTGCTGGTGCCGGAGCGGCTGATCGTCGGGCTCCAGGACGACTTGTGGTGGGTGCGGAACAAGAACATCTGGCACAAGCGCAACGCCATGCCAGAGAAGGTCACCGACCGGCTATCGCACAAATACGAGCACCTGTTCATGCTCACGAAGCAGCCGCGCGACTACCACTTCGACCTGGACGCCATCCGCAAGCCGATCACCGAGGAGCGTCGTCGGCACGACCGCAACGCTGACTTGAACCGGCACGCCTACGGGGCGCCCGGCACGAACCACGGCACCGGCCCCACCACCCTGCACCGCACCGCAAACCCGCTCGGCTCCAACCCCGGCGACGTGTGGGACATCCCCAAGCGGCCCGGCCGCCATGCGGGCAAGCACTACGCCACGTTCCCGATCGACCTGCCGCTGCGCTGCATCAAGGCGGGCTGCCCGGAAGGCGGAACAGTCCTCGACCCTTTCTCCGGCACGGGGACGACGGGGCTGGCAGCCCTCCAACTGGGGCGCCGCTACATCGGCATAGACCTCGACCCGGCAAGCCACGAACTCGCCCGCCAGGAGTTCGCGCCGGGCGTCCTCGACCTGCCCGCATGACCACGCGGCACGGCCGCCGCGGCTCGTATCCGCGGCGGCCGGCCCGCCCATCATCCGACACCCCGACTTGGAGCCCCGCATGACCGACACCACCAACCCACAGGCCGACGTCGTCGAGCGCGTCGCCCGTCACCTCGCCGCGACCGACTGGCTGACCACGCCGGAGCAGTGGGACCGGGGCAGCGCCTCGTTCCGCGCCGACTACCTGGCCCACGCCCGCGAGGTGATCGCGATCGTGCAGGCCGCCGCTGTCCCGGTCCCGGCGTCCGCACCCACCGACGGCAGCGTCCGCGAGCAACTCCTGGACGCCCTCGACTTCGCCTACTGTCAGGGCCTCGGCTACGGCACGCCCGAGGAACTCGTGGCCGCCTACGACGCGACGCTGCTCCCGCCCACCGACCAGGCCGCGCTCCGTGACCGCATCGCCGCAGCCATCGACGGCGTCTTCACCCGCTGGCAGACCGGCCTCGGCAACCAGCGCCCGCAGGACGCCATCCGCGACGCG